GTTTTAAAAAATACTTTAATTCCTGCAATATTAACTATGGTTGCTAGGTTTGGTATAACTCAAGTTTCAAATTATAAAGCTGAACAACTACCAAAACTTTTAGATCAGGCAGTTTGCCCTACACAAGCTGAATTGACTAATTTAATCAATAGAAAAAATAAACTAGTTAAACAGTTAAATAACAGTTTGATATTAATAGATAAAACTACATTTGCCTTGGGTATTACTGGAGGAATTATTCAAGCCTTTGAGATTGTTTTAAAATTTCAAATAGCTATTGTTGCCCCAGTCCCCCCAGCTACAAATGAAGCTAATAGAATTTTAGACAAAAGAATATCCCAATTAAAAGCAGTTAATGCCGGTATATTATCTATATTAATTATTTTACGTCAAGTATTAGCCCAAGCTCTTCAGTTACTCAACCTACTTGATCAGTTAGTGCAAAAATGTTATCCTAATGCTGATCAAGAAAGAGTTTCACTTGAATTGACTGCTTTAACTGTTCAACAATCAACCCAATTATCTCCTGTAGTTACAAATGTAAACGGATTTGAAATGGGTGTTGAAACAGAAAATTCACCTAATACTTTAAAACGTAGACGAGCTATTGCACGTAATAAACAAGGTGTAGTAATGTTAAAAGGAGAATGGTCATTTAGTTCCATTGACCAAATATTAATAGACGAACTAGTATTTTACATTCAGCAAAATAATTTAAAAGCTGACTAATTTAATATTTATAACCATATGAAAACCGACGGATTAAAAAAATTAATTAAAGAAGCTGTACGAGAGGCGATCCAAGAGGAATTAAAAGATATTCTTTTGGAGGCAGTTCGTTCACCAAAAACAATCGTAAAGGAATCTATTCAAACAATAGATACACCTAAACCTACATTTACCCAACCTACAATGGATTTAAGATCTAAATATGCTGATGTGTTAGGTGAAACTGCTTTAAGTTTTACTTCACAAGATGCAGTTCCATTTAGACCACAAGTAAGTGACCCTGTAAATGGTAATTTAGGTGCTGGTGAAGTAGGAATGGATCAAATTATGAGTTTACTCAATACTAAATAATGCCATTTAACCCCCAACAAATTAACCCAGTTGATTTAAACCCAAATGTTGCGGTTGGGATAAATTTACCTTTTAATGGTCCTGCTGTTTTTACTCAAAATTATTTAACAGCTCAAGCAATTAAAAACAATCTTATAAATTATTTTTTAACAAACCCCGGAGAAATTCCATTAAACCCAACTTTTGGGGGTGGTTTAAGAACATTTATATTTGAACAAATTTCTGAAGGAACTTTAGATGGACTTAAAGAAAATATTAGTTCTAAATTAAGTCAATTTTTTCCTCAAGTTATAATTTCATCTTTAGATGTATTGAGAAATGATGACCTTAATACTTTAATAGTTCAACTCAAATACTCAGTTGCAAATTCTAATATCAACGACGAAATAAATTTTGAATTTTAAAAATGGCTAAAACAAATAGAGATATAAAATATATTAATCGTGACTTTGAATCCTTTAGGGCTCGTTTAATAGAATATGCTAGAACATATTTCCCCCAAACTTATACAGATTTTTCAGCTACATCCCCGGGGATGATGTTTATGGAACAAGCATCTTATGTTGGAGATGTTTTAAGTTTCTATTTAGATAATCAGTTCCAAGAAACATTTGTTCAATATGCTCAACAAACAAATAATGTATTTGAGTTAGCGTATATGTTTGGTTACAAACCAAAAACAACAGGTGCGGCTCAAACTATCGTTGATGTGTATCAACAATTACCTTCTATTAATGATGGTAGTGGTAATTATGTACCTGATTACACATATGCTATTACTGTAGGAGAAAATACAACTATAACTTCCCAAAACGGATCTTCATTTTTAATTCAAGATAAAATAGATTTTTCTGTTTCAAGTTCTTTAGATCCTACTGAAGTTACAGTTTACCAGATTGCTGGAAATATTCCACAATATTATCTTTTAAAGAAAAGTAGAAAAGCTATCTCAGCTACTATTAATACTAACACATTTACATTTGGTGCTCCTCAACAATACCAAACCATCAATTTATCTTCCCCTAATATCATTAAAATATTAGACATTACAGATTCAGATGGTAATAAATGGTATGAAGTAGATCATTTAGGACAAGAAATGGTATTTGATACTATTAAAAATTCTAATATTTATGATCCAAATGTAAATGGAGATACACCATATTTATTACGTTTAAAAAAAGTTGCTCGTCGTTTTTCAACTCGTTTTACTTCTCTTTCAAATTTACAAATTCAATTTGGTGCAGGTGCCCCAAATGATATTACTGAAGAGATTACGCCAAATGCTGATAATGTAGGTATTGGTTTACCATTTGGACAAGATAAATTAACAACAGCATATTCACCTACAAACTTTTTATTTACTGGAACATATGGTATTGCACCTTCAAACACTACTTTAACTGTAAGATATTTAACCGGAGGAGGTGTTGGATCAAATATTGCGGCTAATACGTTAACTAGTTTAAATACTAACAATTCTCGTTTTAATAATATTAACCTTAATGCAACAACTGCAAATTATGTGTTTGCTTCTCTTTCTGCAATAAATCCTGAAGCAGCATCTGGAGGTAAAGGAGGTGATACATTAGAAGAAATTCGTCAAAATACTTTAGCATTAATTGCTTCCCAAAAACGATCAGTTACAGCAGATGATTATTTAATTAGAGCTTTAAGTATGCCTACAGATTATGGTACTGTTTCTAAAGCATTTATTGAACAACCTAAATTAACAGATAATCAAGTTTCAACAATTGAAACTCTTAATCTATATGTTCTATCTTTAAATTCACAAGGGCAATTAGATTATGCTGTAGATACATTAAAAAATAATTTACGTACTTATATGTCTCAATATAGAATGATTGGGGATAATATTGAAATACGTGATGCATTTATTATTAATATTGGAGTCGATTTTGAAATCATAGTCCTTCCAGAATATAATAATAGTGAAGTATTATTAACTTGTATTAATGCTTTCCAAGATTATTTTAGAATAAATAATTGGCAAATCAATCAACCTATTCTACTTCGTGATCTATATATCCTTTTAGATAAAATCTCAGGAGTTCAATCAGTTAAAAACGTTTCAATTTCAAATAAAGCAGGAACTACTTCAGGATATTCACAGTATGCTTATGATATAACCGGAGCAACTCAAAATCAAGTAATTTATCCTTCATTAGATCCTAGTATTTTTGAAGTAAAATACCCTAACTTAGACATAAAAGGTAAAGTAGTTCCTTTATAATGCTATATTTATAATAAAATATATAAATGGCTGTATATAAACTATTTCCTACTCAAGACGCCACTCTATATTCTGCTTACCCAACTATGAACACAGGGTTAGATGCTATTTTAGAAGTATCAAATAGATTAGATCTTGATGGGTTACCTAATATAACTAGATATTTAATTCAATTCTCAACAAGTGAAATCCAAGATATAATTAATAATAAAATCTCTGGAAAAAGCTATACAGTTTATTTAAAAAACTTTATAGCAGAAGCTCAAGGTATTAATCAATCTACTAAATTAGAAATCCGACCTGTTGCCCAAGAATGGAATAATGGAACTGGTTATACTTTAGATTCTCCAATTGTTGAAGATGGAGTTTCTTGGACCTATTCTTCTTATTCAGGTTCAAACCCATGGTCTTTAGGAGGAAACACTACTGGGGGATATTATACTAGTTCGTATAATTCAACATATGCCAGCCAAGGTGGGGGTAATTGGTATACTTCTTCTACTTACTTAGTTACTGAATCTTTTGCTTTACGTGATGTAAAAGATATAGAAATAAATGCAAGTAATACAGTAAATGCTTGGTATAGCGCATCTATTTTAAATTACGGTTTTATAGTTAAACTTACAGGATCACAAGAATTTAATTCAAGTGAATATGTTCAACCTATATTTAAATTTTATAGCGTTGATACAAATACAATATATCCTCCAACTCTAGAATTTAGGTGGAGAGATTATTCAACAGTATTAACTGGGTCAGCTAGTGGAAGTATTGTTACTACTTCTAATCTTAAAATGTCCTTAGCCGAAAATCCAGGTGTTTTCTTTCCTGAAAGTGTAAATAGATTTTACATAAATGTAAGTCCTTTATACCCAGCAAGAGCATATCAAACATCATCTTTATACACTAATTTAAATTATTTACCAACTGCTTCGTATTATGCAATAAAAGACTTGGATACTAACGAGTATGTTGTTAACTTCGATAACAATTATACTCAAATTAGTGCTGATTCAACTGGTAATTATTTTGATGTTTATATGAGTGGTTTAGAACCCGAAAGATATTATCAAATATTAATTAAAACAACTATCCAGGGTTCTACAATAATTTATGATGATAGCTATTACTTTAAAGTTATTAACGGATGAGTGAAAGCATAAATTTGCAAAAACAAGTATATGATAAAAGACAGTATACTAAAGTTATAGATACGTCTTTTAAAGAACTAGGTGTTCAAACTGTTCAAGAAAGAATAGCAGAACAACCTACCACCGAAGAGTTCTTTGCCCTTTACAATGAGCTTTTTTATAATATACCCGAATTAGGTGCAACTAATTCACATGAATATTTAATTAAAACAAGTAGTGAATATATTAATTTTGAGGCTAACCAAGAAGAAATAGCTGCTTTACAAGCAGAAATTGCCCAATTAAGAACAGATTTACTTGATGCCCAAAGACAGATAGTAGAATTACAAACAGGAACAACATTAGCTAACCCACAATAATGGCAGCAGAAATTGTACAAATAGATACACAAGACTTTACTTCACAAACTTACGGAGGTCAAGATTCAAATTTGATTTCTACTTTTGAAGTAAATACATCTTTATCTTCAAGTAGTTATATTGAATATTTTGTCTATGATAATAACCAAAATCTATTATCTACAGATTATAATTTTATCCAATACACGGTTTTAGCCGATGGACAATCCGCTGGATCAAATAACACTATTTCCCAAATTATAATTGATCCTGAAAAGTCTCTTATTGATTTAGGATATGACCAGGGAGAATATATTACATATTTTAATTTCTTTAATAAACAAATTGGCTCAGAACTTCAACAACTTTATATTACTGAAATTTCTTCAGACCGTACTGAAGTTCGTTTAGATAGTACTTCATTAACTGATGCTGATATAGTTGAGCAAGCTAATTCTTTAATTCAACAAAGAGAAGATAGTCCTTATTTTCTTGATTTTTATCTTAATTTTGGAGACAATCAATTAGCTATAGCTAATAATATTCAATTAGATAATCAAGATCCAACAAATCCAACCATACTTATTAAATTGTATGAGGCATTACCTGAGGATTTTGATATTAATTCTACTTTATGGGTTGTAACTTTAGTTGAAGAATCAATAGCATATAAAGTTACTTTTGAAGATATTCCGATTGTAATAACAGATACTGTTCCTTTAAGTGGTCCTAATTTTAATTTAGACTTAAAAGATAAAATAAATAATTCAACAGTATCTTTAGATTATACTACTTTAACTTCAACAGTCTTAACTAGCTCCCAAAATCAATTAAAAAGTTTATTTGAAGAAAAGGGACTTGATATAAATGTAGATTACACAAACTTTAATGATTTTATTCATTTTAGTTCTGCTCAAACCCGTTTAGAGAATTTTTACTATAAAATGAGCTTATTGGAAGATTATTCTTCCTCTATTGCTATTTTAAATAACACTACTAGTAATAATCCAAGTGCTAGTATAGCAGTATACGAATCGCTAACTAGTAATATTATAACTAATTTTGATGATTACGAATATTACCTATATTATACTAGTGGCTCATCAGCTTGGCCAAAAACAACATCCCAACCTCCTTATCAATTAGCTACAACAGGTAGTATTGCTGTAGATACCTGGTATGATAATATTATTTTATCTGCCTCAAATTATGACAATACTAATCAAAACAATCTTTACTATTCAATCCCAGAATACTTAAGAGATGACCCAAATAATCAACAATACCAGTTATTTGTTGAAATGGTGGGTCAATTTTATGATAATATTTGGATTTACTATAAAGACGTTACTCAAAAATATAATGCAGATAACCGTTTAGAATATGGTATTTCAAAAGATATAGTAACAGATGCTATACGTGATTTTGGAATTAAATTATATCAAAATAATTTTTCAAATGATGATTTATACACTGCCTTTATAGGTTTAACTCCTCAAGGTGGTTTATTCCCATTCCCAAATATCACAGGTTCACTCCCAACTCCTAATGGATTTGAATATATTGATACTTTAATATCAGCCTCTAATGATTATATACCGTTAGACGACGTAAATAAGTCGTTATATAAACGAATTTATCATAATTTACCATACCTATTGAAGGCAAAAGGTACATTGCCTGGTCTGCGCACTTTGATCACCTCATATGGTATTCCTGATACTGTATTAAGAATTAATGAGTTTGGAGGTAAAGATAAATCAAACACAAACGATTGGGATGATTGGCAAAATACTTTTAATTATGCCTACCATAATACAGGAAGTAATACTTTTAGCACAAATTGGATTCTTAACTCAAATTGGAACTCAGCAAATAATGTTCCTTCTACTTTAGAATTTAGATTTAAAGTTCCAAGTTTATCTACTATAAGTGGGTCTGCTTCTGTAGGTCTTTGGAAAACTGACACTAATTCTAGAATCCAATTGCGCTATACTGGTTCTGGCTTTACTAGTGGTTCTTATTCAGGTTCTATTATTAACCCACAATATCAATATACTTATTTAGATTTTTTTCCTGCTTCATCTAGTAACCCATCTCTTTCAGCAAGTATATATTTACCATTTGCAAATGAAGGATGGTGGTCAGTAATGGCAACTCGTAACGGAAATGATTTTAAGTTATATGCAGGAAATAATGTTTATGAAGGAGGTGAAAATGGAACTCAATTAGGATTCTATGCTACTTCTTCAGTAACTGTAAGTAT